GGCTTTAAAGGGGCTACAACGAGAAGCAGCAAAAGCTGGTATCAGCCTTCAGGAAGTTTTAGAACTCTGCTGTCAGAACGGCTGGAGGGGCTTTAAAGCGGATTGGCTGAAGGACAGGAACCAGTCAAAGACGGCTGGCACTCGAAATCAGGAAGTAATGTCAGGGTTAACTCGAGGTTTAATTGGAGGAGACAACAATGTCCGACTACTTGGAAAGTGATTTTTGCCAGCCTGAAGACGGCTTGGATTACATTTTTGGGCGCATGGGGGCAATCTACGGGGCTGCGTTTATGCGTCATTGGGATGGGGTAGATCATGGATTGGTCCGTCAAACTTGGCTAGAGCTGCTGGGAGTTCATGCAACCTACAAGCCAAAGATTGACTATGCCCTTCTGCACATGGACCCCAAGTTCCCACCTTCGGCATTGGCTTTTAAAAACCTATGCAACGAAGGTCCGAGGATTCCTAGCAAGCCAAATACCATAATCACCAAGCAGCCAACTCAAGCCGAGATCGCTGCAGCAGCTAAGGCAAAAGAGGAAGCACTCGAAAAATTGAGGGAATTCACTTCAGCATTCAAACAAAAATCTGTTGCAATGATGGGAAAGTAAATGGAAAAGCAAAGCTCAAACGCATTGGTAAAAGTCCGAGCCGTATTTGTCAAAGAAAAAAAGCCTTTGACCTTATCTGCAATACGAGAAAAAACCAATTTGACTTCTGCTGCAATCGCAATGGCTTTGTGCCACCTGCGAAAACAACGGTATGTCACTCGGGAAATCGTGTCAAATACAACTTTGAGAGCTCGGAAGGAAGTATGGTCCTACCAGTACCACCCGGACCGGATCAATGGCGATCAGTGAGCAAACGCATAAACATCGCTGCTTAGTTCGGCAGCTTTTGAAATACAGACACGAATGGGGATTGGGGGAATTTAGAAGATGGGTGAATACGGAAAGGTCAAAATCACTATGGCTCAAGTGCAAAAGCGACTTCATCGTCCAGTGGAGGCTCGGGAACCGGGGAGACTGGGGGGTGTGGCTATGACCGAGCTGCAAATTGCAAAAGAAGCTGCCGATTACTGGAGAACGAAGTATGATAAGCTACTGAAGCACATTGAGCACCAAAACCAGTATCGCAGATACCTAGAGCGTGAAGTTTTTGGAGGACCTACTTTTTGAGAAAATATTTCATATTGGCTCATGACGTTGCTAGGTCCAATGCAAAAATTGCCGTAGCAGAAGCCCCGGAAGGCTACGCAGTGGAGATCAAACCGATTACCCGCAGCCTAGCTCAGAATGCCAAGCTTCATGCTCTACTAACCGATATTGCCAAAGCACTCGAATGGGCTGGAGCAAAGCGAGACGCAGAGACTTGGAAGCGATTGTTGACGGCTGCATGGCTTCGAGCTCGTGGCGAACCAATCGAAATGCTGCCAGCTTTAGACGGTCATGGGGTCGACATCGTTTTTCGTAGGACATCGGAGCTGTCGGTCAACGAAATGATCGAACTGATCGAATACATTCAAGCGTGGGCAGTTGATAAAGATATAGGTGTATGATAGGAATATATTCACGAAAGGATATGCAATGTACGTTATCAGAGACGAAGACAACGAAGTCATGCGAATTGTTGGTAGACAAGACGAAGCTATTTGGATTTGCAGCGTTCGTCCCGGCTGGACGTTTAAATGCGTTCGCAAGCCAAAACCAAAATTAGATCTGTCGCAATTTGAAGAAGCTTTGCTATGAAGGACATTCTCAATCTTGCTAAACTAATTATCTGCATGGTCATATTGCTTTGTGCAGTCAAAGCATTTATGGATTACAGGGATAATTGCCCAATCGATATTTTTTGGCAGTCAAGCAATACTGTTGAAAAACAATTTTGCAAACTGGCTTACGGTTACAAATATGGCGACTAAAGCCGAAAGAGAACATTTTGGAAAACTTGCAGGTCTCGGGTGCATCCTTTGCATTCACCTCGGATACGGAGAAGGAAGCCCTGCTGTCATTCATCACATCCGTAGAGCCGGGAAGCGCAGTAATGCTCCAGTCATCCCCCTCTGTCCCGAGCACCATACTGGTAATTCCGGTATTCATGGACTTGGACGCAAAGCCTTCGAGAAGACGTACCGAGTCACCGAGGAGTATTTGCTGGAAATCTCCCTTGGAAAAATTGCATGACCCTGACTGATCGATTAAGATTGACCCGAATCGGTCAGTTAATTCCTTTCTCTGACGCTGGATAAACGTAACCAGCACCTAAAAAGGAACTTGATGAGCAGACGGTTTACCGATCCTGAATTTGAGGAAATATGCGTAAATTTTTGGCACTATGCCAAAGCGCATAGGTATGGCGGTCCCCGGCTTCCCCCCGGCTTTGCTAAAGTGCTCAACGAAGGATCAGCCACTCATGAAGTTGATTACCCTTTAAATCCGTATTTTCCAGCTTTTACCATTGTGATCGATAGCTTTGATCCGGTGGAGCAAATTGCCTTTTATGCGGTCTACATTTCGGCTGGATACCGGAACGGACGCAAGATACCGATTAAGGTCCTTGCAAGCGAGGTAGGAATCAACCGGGCAAACTTTTACAAGAAGGCAGACTCAGTAGCTCAAAAGGCATGGAAACAAGCCAAAAACATTACAATGCTGCACTCAAAACTTTACAAAACGGATCAAAAACTTTACAAAGCTGAAGACGTGGAAGCAGATTAGGGTGGGGGGCGTAGATTTGGCGATTTTTAACCGTAGAGCAGAAGGCAGAAAAACTCTCTACTTCTCGCATCCTCTAATGTCTGCCTAACCACCCCCCGCAGATATTGTATTAAACTAAGTGTATCCCGAACAGGGAGACAAAAAAGGAAGATACATTTTGGGCAATAAATCGTATATTTTGAATACGCTGAGAGGAGTAGTCAGCTAATGGCACGTCCTTCAAAGCTCACTGACAAACAGTGGGACGAAATCAAAAGCCGAATGCTCAAGGGCGAGAAGGCTGCGGATCTATCCCGAGAATACGGGGTAAGTAAGACTTCGATAAGCGAACGACTTTCAAAGCGTGTGGAAACCATGAAAGCCGTTTCAAATCAATTAGTTACGGCTGAGCAAAATTTAAAAGCCCTTCCAGTTTCCGAACAAGTTACCGTACTAAATTTCGTAGATGACCTAAAGGCAATCAGTCTTAATCTTGCCAGTGCAGGTAAGTTCGGAGCAATTAATGCCAATCGATTATCAGGACTGGCTAATGCTCAACTCAATACCGTCAATGAGGAATCGCTGACCACTGGAGAGGGAATGATCGCTCTCAAGCTAGTGGGCGCATTGCAAGACCTAGCCAATGAAGCCAGCAAAGTTCCCTTGGGATTGCTTAATGCAAACAAGGAGCAAGTGCTCAAGCTTAATAACCCGCAGCATTCAGATCTGCAGGGCATGACAGACGAGGAACTCTTTGCTATCGCAAGCCGAGGCAGCTAGGGAGTTGCTGATTAGGCGTAAAGCCCGATCAGACATCCTTCAGTATGCCAATGCCATAGAAGTGCCGGGTCGACCTATGACGGACGATCCCGATACAGAATTCTTTGAGCCTATCGAAACCACGATGGCTCATCATCACAGGCTGCTCTTATCCAAGCTGGACGAGGTAGCCAATACAAAACATGGGCGCATGATGGTATTCATGCCCCCGGGCTCGGCTAAGTCGACCTACGCTTCCGTAGTATTCCCAAGCAAATACCTTGGGGCTGCTCCGAACCGTAAAGTCATCCTAGCCAGCTATGGTGACGATCTAGCCCGAAAACTAGGTAGACGCACCCGATCAATCATTAAGCAGCCTAGATACCGAGGGATCTTCGGAACTGGGCTGACAGTCGAGTCTTCGGCTGCTCAAGAGTTCTCACTGGACAACGGCAGCGAATACATGGCTTGCGGTATTCTCGGGGGCGTTACTGGTAATCGAGCTCATGGAATCATCATTGATGACCCTATCAAGGGACGTGAGCAAGCTAATTCGGACACAATCCGTAATAAAACCTATGACGCTTTCGAGGATGATCTAAAGACCCGTTTGATACCGGGAGGCTGGATTGTCCTCATTCAAACCCGTTGGCACGAGGATGACCTCGCTGGACGAATACTTCCTGAAGGCTGGAAAGGCGAGTCCGGCAAAATCTTATGCAAGGATGGCAATTACTGGG